GCGGCGGGGCAGGGGAGGCCACCCCTCCGCTGTGGCACGATACCTGCGACCCCTTCACCGTAGCCATTCCGCGCCGCCCCTGGTGTGCGCCAGGTTACTTGATGCGCGGGTCCGTGTCGGTCCTGTCGGGCCAGGGCGCGGGCGGCAAGTCGTCGCTGGTGGTGGCCCTGTCCATTGCCTGCGCGCGCGGCGCGGCCATGGGCGCCTTCGCCCCGGTCTCGCCACTGGTCGTGGTCAACTACAACACCGAGGACGATCAAGACGAGCAGCGGCGCCGCTACAGCGCGGCCCTGACGGCGCAGCACCTGACCGGCGATGCCATCCGCAACCGGGTTATCCGCTGCGGCCCGCACAACGTCGGGACGTTGTTCGAACGCGACGCCAATACCGGCCGCATCATCCCAACGGCTGCCATGGCGACCCTGGAAGCACTTTGCGAGCAGTCTGGAGCCGATGTGCTGATCTGCGACCCCGTCGCGGAACTGCATAACGCGGACGAAAACGACAATACCGCCATGCGCGCCGTCGTGGCGGCGTTCCGCACCTTGGCCCAGCGCCTTGGCATAGCCGTCCTGCTGCTGCACCACGACCGCAAGGGCAACAACGCGCCCGGCGACATGGACCGGATGCGCGGCGCATCGGCCATCGCGGGCGCCGTCCGCGTCATGCTGACGCTCACGACCATGAGCCAGGAGGAAGCCGAGAAATTCGGCATCCCGGCCGACCAGCGCAGGCGGCACTTCCGCATCGACGGCGCGAAGTCGAACTACGCCCCCGCCCAGGACGCCGAATGGTGGCGCCTGGACGGCGTCGAGATCCCCAACGGCGAGACGGTCGCAGCGGCCCTGCCGTGGGCGCCGCCGAGCCCGTTCGAAGGCGTCAGCATGGCGGCTTGCGTTGCCATTCTGGGCACGCTGCGGCGCGGTCTGGACGGCCACGCATACGGCGCCAAGGGCCAGGCCAAAGGTTCGGCGCTGGAAATGATGCAGGCGGCACCGTTCGAGCTCGAAGCCGGGAAGGCCGCCGCCATTCTCGCCGCTTGGAAGCGCGAGGGGACCATTTCCGAGGCCCAAACCGACAGCCCGAACAGCCGCCACAAGCGCCTCGGGATCGTGGTTGATGAGGGCAAATTCCAAGAAATGAGACGGCAGGTGGGGGATGAGTGACATGCACGAGACCTGCACGACACTTGCACGAAAAGTGGCGTGCAAGTCGGAAACGCCACGTAGTGACTTGCACACTTGCACGCCGGTTCCGAGTTGCACGGAACCTGCGCGCAATGTGCGCGGGCGTCACTCAAGGCAACCGCAAAAGTCCTGCACGTCTCAGAAATGGGACGGCGAGTGATGGCGCCTAAACCCCGCCGCGCCCGTCACCACGACACGACGTTCCGCCCACTGGCGACGGGGATCGGCAACGACGACTGGCAGCGTCAGGCCGACGCGGCGGCGTGGTCGGCGGTGTCCGGAATGCACCCGTCGCTGTTCCTCGGCTGGTTGGAACCCATCCCCGTCCCGCCCGACCTGCGGGCGCAGCTTCGCGAGGCGGGCAAGGCGCTCGCGGCGGAACCGTCTGCCGCCCGCGCCGATGCGCTCCTGCGCCTCGCCCACCAAGCGGTCTACGGCAAGCCGGACACCAGCGCCCCGATTGCTGCCGTTCCGGCGATCGCTGACGGCGTTTCGGTCGATTGGTGGTCCGACACACCGGCCGAGGCCGAAAAGGCGCTGGCGGCCTCCCTGGAGGCTTTCTGCGCCGAGGCAGCAACCGCGCTCGCATCCCGCGAGCCGGACGACATCGAGGCCGCCGAGCGGGCGGCGGTGTTCAACGCAGAGAAGGAGGGTGAGTGGTGGGTGTAGATAATTCCCGACTAAATCAGTCGGAAAAGCACGCGCGCGCGCGGTTGGCGGCCCGGGACGATGTGGCGCGAGCAACCAAAGCCGAGATCGAAGCGCGGCATTGCCTGGGCATGTGTTGGGATTGGGCGGGCCATCCCGCTTACGAGGGGGGCGACCATGCCGGGCTGCGGGAATTTCTGGAACGCTGCGGCGCGTCTCTGCGCTGGCAGATGGACGAAATAGAGCGGTTGCGGGCGCTGCAAAAGCGGCCGCGCGCCGGGTTGTTTGGCTGGTCGGAATACTGGGAATGCTGGCTAGAAACTGATCAGGCCGGAAACGTCAAACGCGCATGGAACAAGAGCGGCCAAGAAATCACGCCGCCGCGCCTTGTTTGCGAGAAAGGCGGTGCGCAATGAGCAAGTGGACAGGACCGGCCGGGTTCGACGCGGCGACGCACGCGAGCGTGACGGGCGGCGAGGTGCGGCATCAGAGGATCGGCGTGTCGCTGCCGTCCATGAGCCACAATGTCGTGATCACGCCCGCGCCCCTGCGCGCGAGGCCGCTAGGCGAGGCGGAAGCCTGGCGCGACGGGTGGCGGGCGGCGATGGCGTGCGCGGTGCTGGTGGCGGAGACGGCGCGGGCGCCTGCGGCCGTGGATCTGCTGCGGGAGCAGCTGGAGCCGCCGGTATGAGGGCGCCGCGATGGCTAAGGTAACACCGCTTGGGTTTGATCCGATCATTAGGCCGGGCGGCCGGAATACCGCCCGGTTTGTCTGCGCGCGGTGCGGCGCGCACGCAGAGGTCCCGCTTGTCCGGACGGGGAGCGGGGTCAATCCGACCCTGACATTCCAACGCGCCGAGCGGGATGGCTGGAAAGTCTCAGCATCACGAGCCGAGTGCCCGACCTGCCTGGCGGGCGCAAAGGCTAGGGCCAAAGGCGAAAGCCCGCATCCGGGCGGGTGGCGCGAACGCTTGGCCAATATCAGGAAATCACAGCAACAGGAGCCCAACATGGCGGAACAGAAGTTACGCGAAGCTACGCCGCAAGAGCGCGTGAAGATCCGCGCAGTTCTCGACAAGAGCTTTGACGACGCGGCCGGGTGCTGGTTGGACGGCTACAGCGACCAGAAGGCGGGGGAAGAAATTGGCGTCCCCTGGGCCATCGTCACGCGCATCCGGGAAGCGGCTTATGGGCCGATCCGGGTTGATCCCGAGGTTGCGGGCCTGCGGGCTGAGTTGGTGCAGATTGGTCGGGAGATCGCCGCGCTCATGGAAAAGCACAGCGCCGCGACAAAGAGGCTTGATGCGTTGGCGGGGAAAAGGGGCGCGGCCTAATGGCGACCGCCAAGCGCGCCCGCCGCTCCACCGCCCCCGCAGCGGACCTCGGGCCGGACGTGCGGTTCCGTAACGGCACGGCGCGCATGGTCTACCGCGCCGATCCTGCCGCGCCGCACGCGCCTGCGATACGGGCGGCGAGGGCGGTCATCGCCTACGAAGCCTTGGACCCGCCGCTGCCCGACCCGGCGCGCGAGGCCGCCGACCGCATCCTGACCGCCGCCGAGTTCGTGTCCGGCGCGCGCGAGGCTGACGGTCCAACGTCGCGGGCATTCTGGGAATACCAGGGCGCCAACGGGCGGCAGCTACAGGCCGCCAAGGATCTGCGCGAGGTGCGGCAGGTGTGCGGCGTGTTCACCGGCACGGCCGTCCTGCTGCTAGTCTGCAACGGCGACGCGCGGCACGAGGCTGAGGCGCGGGACGGGCTGGACACGATGGCCGAGTTTTGGGGGATGGGATGAGCGAACGAGCCAAGGCCATCGCGGTGCGGGTGGCGACCGACCTTGCGGCCGCGTTGGGCGATCGGCTGCTGGCCAACCCACCGCCGCCCGAGCGTGCGGAAGAACGCATGCTGTTCGTCATGGCCGAGACGGAGGGGGACGTTGCCGCCGCGGGTCCTGCGTTGGCCGAGGCCATGCCGGACGGCCCTGTATTCGTGTTCGCGCCCGCGATCCCGTGCGGGGTGGAAGAATGCGCAGTGGCCAGGGTCGGCCGCTGCGGCGTGCGGGTAGCGTCCTGGTATGCGGCCACAGTCGGCGGGGAGTTCAGGCTTCAGGCCGCGGTCGTGGTTTGGAGCGAACAATAACCGCTTGACACGCCACGCGAACCAGCTTTAGGGTCATAGTCGCGTGGATACGTGTCTGCGCGTCATCCCAGCCCGGCCGCACCAGCGCGCCGGGCTTTTTCGTGCGAGGTCCGACATGGCTGGCAAGAAGAAGGGCGGCGGGCGGAAGTGCTGACGCCGGAGGTTCGCGCCTTTTACGAGGCACTTGAGGCCCTGGTTCGGAAAGAGGCGCGCAAGTTCAACGCCCGGCATGGCGTGGGGCTGCCTTACTTCTGGCTTGGGGCCGAGGCCGAGCGCATCTGATGGCCCGGCCGCGCCTTGTCTCGACCGTCGCGGACGTGCCGAGGCCGACCGATGCCCTGCGCCTGAAGCGCGTTGACGGCTCACTGATGCTGCAACGCGCCTGGCGCCACCCGACCGGGACGGAATGGCGCCCGGTCGAAATCGTCCCGGCCTCGGCGCCGGATTGGGAACCGAGCCGTGCCCCGTCTGCGCCTCCTGCCTAACGGCTTCTCCGCGCCTGCGTCGCAGGTGTCCGGCGTGGACCCGAACGGCAACCTGACCTTTGACGTGGGCGCGGGCGACACGGCGCTGGTTCGCATCGACGCGACGGCCTTCGTCGGTGGCGATGCCATCACGCTGTCCGAGTGGGAAGCCCCGGACGGGGCGATCATCGACGGCGAGGCAACCAGCGGGTCGGCCGTCTCCACGCTGGCCACGATCCCGACCGACAGCGACGGGCGCACCTTCGCGGTGCGGAACACGCTGACGCTCGACACGGGCGTCATCCGCAAGACCACGGTTCTGCTGCGAGCGATGGTGCGATGACTGACCGCGAGATGCGCGCCCGCGCCATTGCGGCGCAGTTCAACGGCGCGGCCAGCGTCAAGGGCGACACGGTGCGCTTCGGCATGGCGAAGAATCTGGCCAAGGACGAGGTTCACTATCCGGCGGCGACGTTTGATTCCCTGTCGGACGAGGCTGTGGCGGCGGATCTGCGGGCCGCTTGGAATGCATGACACGCGCGGAGAAGCGCGCGGCTAACAAGGCTGCGCACGTCAACCTCGGGCGTGGGCACAACAAGGGCAGCGGCATCCCGGCGCGGGGGCTTCCTGCGACTGGCCTCGGATGGGGCGGTCCTGCCAAGGGCGATCCTGGGCCGCTGTTCGATAGCCAGTATGCGAAGGCGATGAGTGAGATGGCCAAGAACCCGGAAGTGAGGGCGCGCAACGAGGCGCGGGCCGAGGAACTCCGCGAGTTCTACTATCAGACCGCAAAGAACGAGGCCGAGCCGACGCTGATTCGCATGGCGGCGGCAGACAAGTATCTCGATCGCGTCGAGGGCAAACCCATCGCGCGCAGCGTGACAACGACCGTGGATGATGTCAGCGAGCTTTCAGACATTGAACTCGCCGCCGAGATCGCGCGACTTGAGCGCGAAATTGCTCAAAGCTCGCCGGGAGCAGGCGAAGCGCCTGCGGGAGAACCGGCTGGCGGCGTTTCGCCCTTACACTAAGCAGAAAGAGTTCTTCGGTGCCGGGGCGCAGCACCGCGAGCGCCTGCTGATGGCTGGCAACCAGTTGGGCAAGACCATCGCGGGTGGTGCGGAGGTCGCGTTCCACGCCACGGGCCTCTATCCGCCGTGGTGGCCGGGGCGGCGGTTCGACCGCCCCACGCGGTGGTGGTGCGCCTCGGTGACCGGCGAGGCCACACGCGACAACGTGCAGGCCAAGCTGATCGGGCCGCCCGAGCGCGAGGCAGATTTCGGGACGGGCTTCATCCCGAAAGACCGCCTGATTGACTTCAACCGCGCGCTCGGCACGCCGAACCTGCTGGACAACGCCACGGTGCGGCACGTCTCGGGCGGCGTCTCTACCATCGGGTTCAAGGCGTATTCGCAGGGCCGCGAGAAGTGGCAGGGGCCGACGCTCGATGGCGTGTGGTTCGATGAGGAACCGCCGCTCGATATCTACATGGAAGGGCTGACGCGAACCAACGCGGTCGCGGACAGCTTGGTGTTTCTGACGTTCACGCCGCTGCTTGGCATGTCGGACGTGGTGCGGATGTTCCTTGACGAGGTCGGCGGCCTGCAATGAGCCGATCCGTGATCCGCATGACGATTGACGACGCGGAACACTACACGCCCGAGCAGCGGGCCGCGATCATCGCTTCCTACCCGGCGCACGAGCGCGAGGCGCGGGTTAAGGGCATCCCTGCGCTTGGGTCTGGCCGGATCTTCCCTTTGACAGAGGAAAGCATCACCTGCGCGCCGTTCCCGATACCGGATCACTGGCCGCAACTCGGCGGCATGGACTTTGGATGGGATCACCCGTTCGCCGCCGTTGCGCTCGCGTGGGATCGCGACGCGGATGCGGTTTACGTCACGCGGGCTTATCGCGAGCGTGAGGCTACCCCGGTGGTTCACGCTGCTGCGCTGCGTCCGTGGGGCGATTGGCTTCCGTGGGCGTGGCCGCATGACGGACTGCAGCACGACAAAGGCTCTGGCGCTGCGCTGGCGGACCAATACGGCGCGCAGGGGCTGAACATGCTTCCAGAGCGCGCGCACTACATCACGACGGACGGGCGCAAGGAATTCGGTGTCGAGGCTGGCATCGCGGACATGCTGACGCGGATGCAGACCGGGCGCTTCAAGGTGTTTGGGCACCTGGCCGATTGGTTCGGTGAGTTTCGCCTGTATCACCGCAAAGACGGAAAGGTGGTCAAGCAGATGGACGACCTTCTGTCCGCTACGCGCTACGGCGTGATGATGCTGCGGCACGCTGAAACCAAGCCGACAGCGCACGCGATGCAGGTCGGCTTTGTGAGTTGGGCGGGCTGATGGCTGACGACGTTGACATTCAGGAGGCGCGCGAACGCTACGAGCGCGCCGTTGACGCCGACCAGCCGAACCGCGAGGAAGCCGCGAAGGATCTGCGGTTCCGCGCGCTCGAAGGCCAATGGGACGAGCGCATCAAGGCGCAGCGCGAGGCCGAAAAGCGTCCTTGCTTTGTCTACGACCGCACGGGGCAGATCGTCCGGCAGATCGTGGGTGATATCAGGCTCAATCCGCCCGGCATCGTGGTCCGGCCGCAGGACAACAACGCGGACCCGGACCTTGCGAAGGGGCTGACGGGGCTGATCCGCAACATCGAGTCCGTCTCGATGGCCGATGCGCACTACATCATGGCGGCCGACAACGCCGTGACGTGCGGCATGGGGTTCCTGCGCGTTCGCTACGATTACGTTGACGATAGCGGCTTCGATATGGATTTCCGCATCGAGGCGATTCCGTCGCCGTTCGGCGCGGTCTGCGATCCGGGCGCCGTGCTGCCCTGCCGCGAAGACGCCGAATACTGGTTCACGGACGAGCTCTTCACGCTGGAAGCGTTCAAGTCGCGTTGGCCCAAGGCGTCAACGGACGGGTGGGACGCGAAGTCGCTGGCGACCTGGCGGGATGGCGACTTCGTGCGCGTCGCGGAGTATTGGCGCAAGGTGCCGATGAAGCGGCATCTTGTGTTCCTTGCGGACGGGCGCACGATTGACGTGACGGACATGGAGGACGCGGAAATCGCGCCCATCGTCCAGGCTGCGGGCGGCTACCGGCGCGAACGCAAGGTCGATAGCCACAAGGTCTGCATGGCGCTGATGAACGGCGTGGAGCAGTTAGAGAAGTCTTACGACTGGCCGGGCCGCTACATCCCGATTGCGCCGGTCTTTGGCGAGGAAATCCACCTAGGCGACCGCGTGGTTCGGCGCGGCGTGATCCGCACCGCGCGGGATGCGCAGATCCGATACAACGTCCAGGCGACGGCGATGACTGAGTTCATCGCCATGGCGCCGAAGGCGAAGTGGATCGGGTCGGCCAAGAACTTCGCGGGCTATGAGCAGGTTTGGGACACCGCGCACCTGAACAACTTTGCGCGGCTGCCGTTCGTGCCGGACCCGGCGAACCCGCAGGGGCCGCAGCGCATTCAGCCGGACTCGCCGCCTGCCGGGCTGCTGTCCGAGATCCAGGCCGCCGCGCAGGATATCGAGGCGACCACGGGCGTCTATCGCGAGAACCTAGGCAAAGAGACCAACGCGATCTCGGGCAAGGCGATTCTGTCGCGCCAGCGCGAGGGCGACGTTGGGACGTTCCTGTATGCTGACAACCTCGCGCGCGCGGTGCAGCACATCGGCCGCATTCTCGTTGATGCGATGCCGCGCGTTTACGACACCGAGCGCACGGTGCGGGCGCTGGGCGAGGACGGCTCGACCGAGTTCCTTGTGCTGAACCAGCGCGTCACCGACGCCATGGGCAACACCAAGCTGCTGAACGACATTTCCGCCGGTCGCTATGACGTGGTGGCGTCTTCCGGCCCGTCGTTCAGCACGCGGCGCGAGGAAGCGCGGGAATCCATGCTTGCGTATGTGCAGGCAGACCCGTCCGTGGCGCCTGTCGTGGGCGACCTGTTCGCCAAGTATCAGGATTGGCCGGGTTCCGAGGAAATCGCGGAACGACTGCACAAGCGCGCGGTGGCGATGGGCATTGCCGAGCCGAAGGAAGGCGAGGAACCGCCCCCGCCCCCGCAGCCGGACCCGAACATGATGCTGGCGCAGGCCGAGATGGCCAAGGCGCAGGCGCAGATGGTGAAGGCGCAGGCGGAAGCGCAGCAGTCGCAGGCCGAGGCGCAAGTGCGGCTGGCGCAGTTGCAGATCGAGGCCGCGAAACTGGATCTGGAACGCCAGAAACTGGGCCTCAGCGCGGCCGATACGCAGTCCAAGATTGCCGAGCGCGCGGCGTATGTGGCGCAGGACGCGGCGAAGCTGCGGATTGACGCGGTGGACAAGATGAACGCCGCCGCCGACCGCCGGACGGGCATGGTCATGGGCGAGCATCGGGCGCGGCGCGGCGAGATGGCGGCCGAGCGGCGCGACATTCGCGGGCACATGGCCCGGCGCGAGATGAAGGGGCCTCCGAATGGCTGAGTTTTCCAAGAGCGGTTCGCTTGCCGCGACCGGGTCGGGCGAAGCCTGCCAGGTTGATCGGCCATTCTACCTCGTGCTGTCGGGCACTTGGACCGGGACCGTGGTTCTTGAAGCCAGTGCGGACGCAGGCGCGACGTGGGTTGCGTTCGCCAAGCCGGACCTGAGTGCCACGTCTTGGACCGCGAACATCTTCGCGCCGATCCTCGCGGCGTTCGGACGCGACGTGCTGTTCCGCGTCACGTTCACGCGCACGAGCGGCACTGTGAATTGGCGCATCTTTCGCTGATGCGCCCGTGACCTAGCCGCGCGGGTCTGACGCGCGGCGGCTTATCGACGGTTGAGCCAATCAACCGCGTCACAGGGAACAACATGTCTGACACCTTCGACGCTGCGGCCCACGCCGCCGCGACTGAAGGCGCGTCTGCGCCTTTGGAAAACAGCGCCCCGCAGGCTGACAACACTGCGGAGATCCAGGCCGAAACGCCCGCGCCCTCGGCCAGCGCGGAAGAGACACCGGATGCAGCGCCGGAAGACGCTCACGAGACGCCTTCTCGTGCGGCGAAGCGCATCCAGCAACTGCTAGAACGGGAACGGGAATACCGCGACCGGATTGCGTATCTGGAAGGGCAGAAGGCAGCGGCGCAGCCGCCCGCCCCGACGCCCGAACAGGCCGCGCCCCGGCTGCCGGAAGACCTGACACGCTGGCTAGGCGACGAGCCGAAGCCCGATGCGTTCCCCGCTGGTGAATTCGATCCTCAGTATCTCCGCGCTATCGCCAAGTATGAGGCGAGGGCCGAACAGGCGCAGATGGTTGCCGCGCAGCGTGCCGCACAGGCGCGCATGGCGGAACAGCAGCGCCTCGAAAGCATCCGCCAGTCTGTGGCGGAAGCGGAGAAGGCGATGCCCGACATTCGGGAGGTCGCCTCGGCCCTCGGCCAGCGTCTGCCGAACTGGCAGGCGAACCTGGTCGCGGAAGCCGGGCCTGAGGTCATCTACGCCATCGGCAAGGACGCAGAGGCAGAGGCGCGCATTCGCGCGGCCAACAACCCGATAGCGGTTGCACGAGAAATCGGGCGGATCGAGGCGCGGCTTGAACGCGCCAAAGACACGCCCTCACCGCAACCGACCTCGGCTCCTGATCCTGCCCCGCGCGCTGTGCGTGGCGGCAACGTGGGCAACCGCGCGCCTGGCGAAATGTCCATGGCGCAATACGCGGAATGGCGCGGCAAGCAGGCATGGAACGGCTGAGGTTCCTCCTAGGGAACCTGCCTAAATGGCAAACTCTCTCGTAACGACCTCCTGGGTCATCAAGGAGGCGTCCGTCCTCCTTGATAACGAACTGATCGGCAAGAAGCTCGTCTACACCGACTACTCGGACGAGTTCGTCAACGGCTGCGGCCAGACCGTCACGATGAAGCTGCCCAACTCGTATGAGGGCCGCGACAGCATGACCATGGCCGTCCGCGAGACGGAAACCGGCTCCGTGTCCGTCGACCTCAACAAGGTGGCGGGCGTCGATATCCAGTTCACGGATATCGAGCGGACTTTCAGCCTGCCTCGCTTCTCCGAGGAAGTGCTGAAGCCCGCCATGCGGACGGTCGCCAACATCATCGACCGCAACATCTGGGCGGCGACGCTGGAAGCCTACAACTTCACGGGCACCATCGGTTCGCAACTCAACTCGTGGGGCGATGTGGGCGCGGCCCGTCAGCGTCTCATGGAAGGCGCGGTGCCGAACCCGTATGTCGGCGTTCTGAACCCGTCCGACGAAACCGGCCTGCTCAACACCTTCGTTGGGCTGACCAACACGCAGCCTGCGGCGAAGTCTGCGCTTGAAGAGGCCCGGCTCCCGCGCGTTGCGGGCATGGACCTCTACACCACGCAGAACCTGCCGACGCTGACGACCGGCACGCGCGTCAACAGCATCAACCTGGTGACGAACGGCAGCACGCAGACCACGACTTGGTCGGCGGTGAAGTCGATCCAGTATCAGGATCTGGTGTGCGACGGCTTTGCGTCCGGCGCGACCGTGAAGAAGGGCGAAGTCTTCACCCTCGGCACGCTCGCGTCCGGCATGGTGGCGGTCAACCCGGTTCCGGGCGTGTCCGGCGCCAGCAAGCCTGCGCTGCCCTACCTTCAGCAGTTCACCGTCCTTCAGGACGCCGAGGCTGACGGCGTGGGCAACATCACCCTGCGCATCTGGCCCGCGATCATCACCAGCGGTCCTTACCAGACGGTCTACATGACCTCGGCCAACACGGACGGCCTGAACCTCGTCTTCCAGGGTTCGGCCTCGACCACCTACACGGCGAACGTTGCGTTCCACAAGAACGCCATTGCGTTCGTCAACCGCCCGCTGGCCATGCCGGAGGGCGTCACGGACTGCGCTCGGGAAACCTACAAGGGGATCTCGATGCGGTTCGCGCCCGTGTGGGACGGCATCAACAGCGTGTCGCGCTGGCGCTTCGACGTCGTGTATGGCGTCAAGGCGATCCGCCGCGACCTCATGACCCGCTTTGCGGGCTAATAGGAGGCAGCAACTATGGCGGCTCGCCAGATCTCGGACGGCAACCCCGATGGGCTTTCCATCGGGCAGTCGTCCACTGACAAGATCGGGTTCTACGGCACGGCTCCGTCCGTGAAGACCTCGATCACCGACTACACGACCACCACGGCGGCGACTTCGACTTCGCCGTATGGGTATTCGT